CCTGAGTATTTTGAGACAGCTGAAAACATTCAAGAAAGATTTAATAATTTTAATATGGTTAAACTTTTGGAAAATGTGCTGAGATCGGAAATATATAAGAAATCTATATTTGAGATTATTTATGGCAAAGATGATACAGGTGGAACAGTGATTGATGATTTGGTACTGTTGCCGAATAAATATATAAAATATAACAAGGATAACGGTTGGATGATTAAAACTCGTGATAGTGAGATTGTTATTGCGAAAGAACCCAACCGTTTTTTAGTTTGCGTTAATGAAGAAAGACTGGATAATTTACAGGGAAGTTCAGATTTGTTGCCGCTTGTTCCAGTATTCAAGGCTAAAGAGCATTTGGAGAGTAAGTTAAATGCGATTATAGAAAAATATGGGGANATGCTAAAGGTAAAGATGTGCTGGCAGTACCGAGTGCTGGGGAGAAATCACTTGATGACTTCATAAAATTTATTAAATTAGATGATTTGAAACCTGAAATCTATCAGGAATTGTTGAGCGAGAAGTCAAAAGCAGTGCAAAGATATTTGCTTGGAAGTACATTAGTAGTTGGAGTGGATGGAAATAGCGGTAACAGGGCCTTGGGTGAAGTTCATAAGGAACAGCAAAATTATAAGATAGAATCTAAAGTCAAAAAGATTAGGGACTGGATTCAAAAACTTATTGAGCTGGATTCTGTCTTGTATGGGTACGACCCCAGCAAGTTTTATTTTAAGTTTGTCGAAGAGATTGACGAAAAAGAAACATTGGAGCTGGAAGATAAGAAAGCGAAAACTATGACTGAGAAAGTGAACTCGATAGTTAAAATTATGGAGAGCGGATATGCCTTCACTAAAGATAAGATAGCAGAAATGCTGGGCGTGGATGTGATTGACTTGGTGGAAGTAGAGAAGGCTGAAGTAAGTGAGTTCGCCAAAGGTAAAAAAAAACTGAACATCAATAAAATAAATGAGAAACGAAAATTAATTGAAAGGAATCAGGCTAGATTTGACAGATTTGTTGAAAATAATTTTAAAAGATGGCAGAAGGATGTATTGAAAGCTGTACGAGAAAAGATAGAAAAAGCTAAAGATATTTCAGATTTCTATGACTTGAACTTTAACTATGAAAATATACTGGAAGATTTAATGCTGATGTCGACTTTGCAGGGATTTGACAATGCCGCTATGGTCGATAACGGAGTAACAGAATTTGCAAATACTAGAACCAAGACAAAGAATGCCGCACTTGATAATTTTCTGAAAAAACATCCCGCCTTATACACTGATGTGGAAAAAGAAATGGATTATTCAAGGCAAAAGTATTTTTGGATAAAGAAGGTCACGGATGTCAATGTGACAGAAAAAATATTTAAGCAGATGTCGAATACACTCGAGAATGGCGGAACATTTAAAGACTGGAAAAAAGATGTTGATAAAATACTGTCAGAGAGCGGATTAAAGCTAAATGAGGGATATTTAAAAACCGTATTCAGAACAAATATGAATCATGCCTACAACGCTGGTATTCATTTGAAGGTTGACAAGTACAAAGAGCGTTATCCATATTATCGCTACTGCGGTATCTTAGATGGAAGAGAACAGCAGCACACAAAGGAACTTGACGGGAAAATATTTAAAGTGGGAACGCCTGAAGCTGACAAATACTTTCCGCCAAATGGATTTAATTGCAGATGTTATACCGTGTCCTTGACTGAAGATGAAGTAGATCCGAGTGAAGTTGTAAGCAGTGATGACATCGGCTTGGATGTGGGAAGTTTTGCGGATAATATAGGCGATGTTGGCTATATAGAAACACTTGAGAATAGTTATAGGCAAAAGGTGGAAGCATTTGCTGATAAGTTTGACATTCCTGATTTTGTAGTTGCCAAACCATTGAAAAAAGATGGCGATAGTAGTATAATTGACTCGATAAAGACAGTTAAAGAAGCGAATAGCTATGCTGAAAAAGTATTGAAAGTGAAAGCGGATTATACTGGTATTGATGTACGTTGTGCTAATGAGTGGAATCGTGGACTTGCGGCTATGAAAAATAAATATCCAGAAGTTGCAGAGCAAATTAAATTTGTTGGAAGTATGCAAAAGAGAAATGAATTATTGGAAGCAGAATTAAAAAATTATGCTAAGAATAATAAATTGACAAAAGGCACTAAAGAATTGCTTGATTATGTTTTAGGAAAATTGAATATAAAAAGTAATCGAACAGCGGAATCTTTTCATGTTACTAGACTAGGAAATAATCCAGATGAGAATGAAATTATAAAAATAGTAAACAAGTATGCTGGAATATCATTGAACTCAAACTATTATAATAATTATGATAATGTTATTGCTGAAAGAAAAAGACAAGTAACTAACGGATGGAAACCTGTTGGCTGTGATACAATGAAATCTATATTTGATCATGAGTTTGGACATCAAATTGATAAATTACTGGGTATTTCTAAATCCAAAGATGTAAAAAAATATTTTGAAACCAATAAAACGGTAATATCAAAAAATCTTTCCAAATATGCAACTGTAAAAGTCGAGGAATTTATAGCTGAAGCATGGAGTGAATATAAAAATAATCCAAAACCACGAGAAATTTCAAGAAAAGTAGGTAAATTTATAGAAAGGTCGTGGAAAGAGTGGCAAAAGAAAAATTTATAAAGGATTTGGAAGAGGCTTTAAAGAGAGCTGAAGAGCGAGATTTTGATCCAGAAGAAACTCAGGAAGAAAGAAATGCGAGATTTGATAAAATGACACCAAAAGAGAAAGCGGAAGCAATAATTGCTGAAGTATTTGAGTTTAGTGGTGAGGGATTTCTAACAGAGGAAGAAGAGAAAGAGTGCACATACGAATAATGATAAAAATTAATCACAGGATGTAAAAAATTCTGTGATTTTTTTATGAAAGGACTTATTATGAGAATTACTATAACAACCAATCTCGATAGTGCGGGTTCCAGTTTTAAGGAAAGACTTGGAAGCGTCAGTAAGGAAGAAATGTTTGACGAGATAGCATTTTATATGGAAAATGAAATGCGAAAAAGGTTTGACAGCGGAACAGATTATCAGGGAAATGCGTGGGCCTCTTTGAAAATCAGAAAAGGGAAACCGCTTAATGACACAGGAATGCTTAAAGGCTCTTTGGGGACAGCTGCGATAAAGGGAAACAGTATTTCAATATTCAGTAATTTAGTTTATGCAGGGATTCACGATAGAGGTGGAACTATAACGCCTAAGAATGCTAAAGTTCTGCATTTTAAAGTTGGCGGCACTGATTACTTTGCTAAATCGGTAACTATTCCTAAACGGCAGTTTAGTGGTATCAGTGATAAAAATAAAGAGGATTTGAAAAAAATTATTAATGATTATCTTGTTAGTAAGAAATTATTTTTATAAATTTATCTATTTGTTGCATTGATTTTTAAAGGGTTTGTAAAGGGGAGAGAATTTTCTCCCAGCTTTTAAAAATTCAAAAAGACGAGCTTTTAAAGGTGGGGTCAAAATTAACCCCAGTTAATACAGGATTTGGAATTAAAGAAACTATGCTACTAGAACTTGACTATTTGCCAATTAAAATTACTTGAAAAGAGCTGGATATGTAAAAATCGAAAAATCAATCGGCTCAAATTTCAGCCGATTTAGTCTCCACAGATTTGTGGAGATTTAACTGACCCAGATTTGGGTAGATTAAAATTACAATCCATACCAAAAGTAGAAATCTTTGTTGAAACTCTGGTAAATTCAGAAAGCTCAAATTTGAGCTCTCTAATTTTAATAGAAATTTTATAAAAAAGTTCTTGACTTTTCCGTACGTAAATGTTAATATTAGTTATCGTACGGAAGAGGTGAGAATATGGAAGAAAAAATTATGAAAAAAGTAAATTTTAATAAAGGAGGTGCAGGTGGATATACCCCAAGAATAACATTGAATAGTAAATGGGTTGAAGATATGGGTATAACTAGAGAAGATAATGAAATAGAGGTAAGATACAATAAAGAAACAAAAGAAATCATAATAAAAAAGGCGAAATAAAAAATCCTCTCTCTCGTAACGAAAAAGAGGATATATACATACAATGTATTCGCCAATACCATTATACTATATATTCTCTTAAAAAACAAATATTTTTAGGAGGAAATTTAATGGAAAACATTATGGATTTAGTAAAAATTGAAAGAAATAAAAATTACGGGTTAGTTGTCAGCAGTAGAGTTATTGCGAAAGGGTTGGGGAAAAGGCATTCTCATGTTATAAGAGATTTGGAAAATATACTTGAAACCCCCGTAAATTCAGAGAACCCAAATTTGGGCTTTCTGATTTTCCCTAATGAATACAGGGTTTCTAATCAAAAGAGAAAATATAAAGAATATCTCTTGACCAAAGATGGATTTATTCTTTACATGTTCAACATTCAGGGGCGTAACAATTTCAAAATCTCATACATAAATGAGTTCAATAGAATGGAAAAAGCATTAAATGAGAGAAAAGAAAATGAAACAAAAGTAATCCAAATTGAAGCACCCAAGAAATTAACATTTAGGGGAGAAATTGTTATTACATTGTCTCAGTTATCAGAGATTCTTGGAAAGGACAGGGAAACTATAGGGAGCAAACTGGAACACAAAAATATAATATCAGGTAATGACTTGAGGGAGTTCAAGTCTGAGAATCAGGGGAAGAAATACATGTCCTGCTTGACAATACTGAACAAGGATGAGGCTGTGCAGGTGGCTGAAAGGATTAAAAATGTCAGCGAAGAAAGTAAACAAGAACTTATGAGATACTTCATTCCTGATATGGAGAGCATTAAGGACAGCAGACATTGGAGAAGAATAAAAGATATGCAGAGCGAGTTATGTGTATCTGGAAAGGTATTCTTTGCTGAAGTGAAGAAATTGGAAGAAAGTATTGAAAAACTTAAGGAATTAAAAATGCAAATTCTTGCATATATCCAATTTATGAATTATGACATTCACGAATTAGAGAAATAATTAAATTTTACAAAGGTCACGATTATTAATTTAGTCGTGATTTTTTATTATATAAATTTTTTAAGAAGAAAGGAGCAAAAAGATGTCTTTTGTACTATTTAAAGCTGGGGATTACGGCAATAAGGGCAAATGGGATAATAAGCATTTGGCTAGTCTTGTCAATAATAAGAAAGAGCTGGATATAATCCCTTATCATACAAGCGAGTTTACAAAACTTGGGGTATTGAGAAATGAAATTCCGGTTATTGGGAAGTTCAAAAATATAAATATTAAAGGCGATGAGATAGTTGCTGATAATGTTGAAATTTTTGACAGAAAAGAATTTAAGAACCGTAAGGTCGACAGGCTTTCTGTTGAGATTGAAAATGGGGAGATAACTCGTGTTGGTGCACTTCCTGTTGGAGTTGAACCTGCTGTCAGCAATAGCGGAAGTTTTGCTGATGGAGAGTTTTCTCAAGGATTTGAGATGGATTGGATTAATCAAAATAATATAATTGAATTTAGTGACGGTGGGAGTGCCGAAGGTAAAAATAATAATAATGGAGGGAAAGACGGAATGAATTTTGAAGAATTTTCGAAAAAATTGTTGGAAGCTGGAAGCGAAGACAAGATAAAAGCAGTCAATGAAGTATTGAAAACCTTGTCTGAAGAAGAATTGAAAAAAGTTGAGATTCCAAAAGATAAAGGGCCTGATAAAACTGAAGACGAAATTAGAGCGGAAGTTAAAAAAGAGTTTGCAAGGGAGCAGGAAATAAGAGAATTTATGTTGAAAAACTCCAATAAAATAACACCTGCCTTGAAAAAATTAGGTATTGAAGAATTTGTTAAACAATCTTTTGAAAATAATGACGGCATTATTGAATTTTCTGTAAACGGCAATAATCAATCAGTTAAGTCGAGCGATATTTTATCTAAACTTTTTGAAAACTTGCCAAGTTTTGGTGGGCATAAGCCGCTGGAGTTTGGCAGCGATGATGACGAAGTTTCAAGACAGCAGCAAATGATAGTTGATGAAATAGCGGGATACAAAGCTAGAAATAATATTAAATAAGGAGTGGTGGATGTGAAAAATAGAGTTAAATTTTATGGTGAAGATAAGAAAAAAGATATTGTGCTAAATGAGTTTTTTCCAAGAAAAACGGTTACATTGGCACAAGGTGAAGTTATAAAATACGGTCAGGCATTAGTTTATGATACAACTACTGGGAAATATAAGAAATATGATTCCAGCACACCTGGAGGTAAGTTGCCAAAAACTTTTTATGTCGGTGCGGATGAAGATGTGGATGCGACAACTGAAGATGTTAAGATTCAAGTTGTAAGAGCTAGTGATATTGATGGAAAACTTGTTGTTGGAGTGACCGATACAGATTATGCGGCACTTGATAACCTGGATAAATACGGAATAAATGTAAGATTTGATAATATTGAAGCAAAATAACAGAGGAGATGATTATAGATGTTAAACGATATACAATTAAAATTAATGGCTTTATATGCGGTTGTAGAGCCGAAGGTGCAGACGCACTATCTGGACAGATTTGGAAATGCAAATCCTGAATATATGAGCGACAATGAAACTATTCTTTTAAAAGATTTGAATGATTACTTGGTTGAAGCAAGTATTATTGAGCGTGGGAGCGAGATTCCTTTCATAAAGGTAAATGGTGTGGAAAGTATGGCAATTACGCCTGATATTGTGGCCGCTTCTTATGAATTAAAACCTATTATGAATGGAGGAACTGCTACCTTTATTAATGGTCAAATGGTTGATCCGCAAAAATATCAGGAAGACAGATTGCTTTTAAAATTGAAAAATGCGATGTTGAAAACTAAGGAAAAAATGGCTGCTAATGCTTTCTTGCAAGGGAAATATGTTCAAGCAAATTCTCAAACTGAAATTGATTTTAAATTCAATAATCCAATTGCAAAAGATGCCAAGAAAATTAATAACTGGGTTACTTTTTTCTTTGACATAATTGATGACTATGAGAAAAAAAATGGAGTAATGCCGGACAGAATTGAATTAGGGAGAACTTTATTTGATAAGTTAATCAAAAACAATGAATTTATTGAAGTTGCAAAAGCCTATTCCAATTCAATTGGGCTATCTGCTGATGAAAAACAAGTTTATTTAGACTTGCTGGGACAAAGAATTTCTAAGTTGAGAACTGCTCAAGACTTTAATGGCAGAGATATTGCAACTGACAATATGATTTATTTATCAAATGACAATGCTTTAGTTCCTGTATTTGCAGCACTTGAAGCGGTGGATGCGACAGGAAAGCCTTTTGTTTTTGTTGGACAGGAAATACTGGATGAAACAGCTGCCAATAAAGAGACTGCAAGAGCTAAAATGTTCTGCAAATCAGCATTTGCTCCAGTAGTTGCTATTAAAGATTTTATTGTCAGATATGAAATTTCTAATGTGGACAGCATCGCCATTGTTCCCAACTCAAAATAGGAAGTGATTGATTATGCTGGAAAAGGTGGGGGGAACTTCTGAAAATGGAGCTGCTCCTGAACTTGATGAAAAGTTGTTAGAAAAAATATCCTATATTCCTAAAGTCGTATCTATTGAAGTTTGCAGATATTCAAAAAGGACGGCTCAAGAATTTATTGATTATATAAATAATCAGCTTGTCCCAGATTGTAAAATTTTTGTAACGATTTTTATAGGTGATGAGAAATATAAATTTTTGGATTCTGAAACAAAAAGAGTATTGAATGAGCTTTATGTGGCTTGGAAAATATATGAAAG